CTCCGATACGCCGCCCTCATCCCGGACGACGACCCGGCGAGCGTCGAACTCCAATTCCGCCAGGAGAAAGTCACCAAGAAAACCCTCGAAATGACCACCATCGAAATCACCCAGCCATGAGCAAACGCAAAAAGCCGAAATTCGGAGGACGCGGGAAGATCATCCAAGAGGTGGCCGGCTTCCGCGAGTTCCGAGAAGCCTGGCTCGCCAACATGCTCGATGAGATGAGCGCGGCCTGTGATCGCTTTTGGGCCAAGACGCCCGAACGACGGAAGATCGAGGCCGCACGCCAACGCTCGGGATTTAACTTTGGACACTCACATGAATAACTCATTCACCGCAAGGAACGGCGAACCCGCCTACATGCCAGACCTCGACATCGACGCACCCGAAGACATCCTCGCCGATGAACTCGGCACCACGCCCGCGGTGGCCCGCAAGGTCATGGCGATGCTCCAAGCCGCCGAGGTGCGCCAGCAGGCGTTGACCCTTGGCAAAGTGGTCGGGCTATTGCTCGAGACAAACAACCTGCCGGTCATGGCCAACGCCATTGCTTTCGCGGCCGGCCTCGACCAGCTCAACGGCAAGATGTCGCAGGCTCAAGTGGCGCGGGAGCTAAAGGTCACACGCGCACTCGTCTCCCATTATGTCGTCGGCGTGAGGGATTTCCTCTCAGGCAAAAGCCAGACCTTCGACTGCACCAAGTTCCGTAAGTCCAACAAATCGCGCCAGACCTTTCGAGAGAAGGCGACGGATCCATTCACGGCGGCCAAGGCGGCTGCCATCGCCAGATACAAAGCCAGCAACCACATCACCACAAAATGCAACTAATCGACACCACCATGTTCACGCTCCATGCGTTGAACCTACCCGAAACCCTCACCCCTGCCGAGTGGACGAATATCCACAAGGACATCCTCGTTTGCAAGCGCGCCGCCTCCAAGTGGCTCAGCCAGTCGAGGGACTACAGCACGGCACGCTGGGGCATGGAGTTCTGCGCCGACACCGAGGCACAGCTCGAGCTAGACCTCGGCCTCACCTTGGCTGACGAGAAGCCAACCCTCAACCCGGACGATAAGACCAAGGCCATCGTGACCATCGAGGGATTGAGCCAGAAGTTCACCGTTTGGGAGAGGAAGATGTCCGACGACATCGGCAAGTGGGACCGTGACCGGCTCGAGCGCGCCCTCGAACTCCTCACCCCTATGGAGACGACAGCGGCACGGATCCGCCAACTCCTCGCGTGACCTGCCCGACCTGTGGCACCGACACCCGAGTCATTGCAACCCGCGACGGATACAGGCGCAGGCTATGCACCAAGGGCCATCGGTTCGTAACTCTTGAACAGGCGCACGAAACAAAATTCCCATGGCTATCCAAACCAAAGCGCAAACCATTAAAGAAGAAAAAGAAACCAAAGCAGGACGACAAATGGATCGAACGCATCAACGCGAAGCTCGCCGACTCCGATTGAGGGGGGGGATGCAAGTAATCTCTTCAAACTCTTCGACCATCGCAGTTTGCCAGTCGCTCGTATGTTTTCTGTGAGCAATCCCGAGCCCAGTTCCGCCTATTCGCCATGAAGAAACCAAAACCAACCACCAACCCTGCAACGACTAAACGCCGACGCGGCCACCCATCGAATCCTGTCATCGATGAGCTGGTTGCCACGGGCGGCTACACTCGCAGAGGCGCCCGAAAGATTGCCGCTGAGGCCAAGACCACCGGCGAGAGTGTCGTCGATTTGGCCTCGGCTCGTCTGCGCAAAGTGAAACTCGAAGGCGACAAGCTGGAGTATTCCATTGAGGTCTTTCGAGGGAAGCACATTCCGAGAAATAAAGTCGAAGAAATCGGGTTGACGCTTGGCTCGGTTGTTTCTGCTCAACTTGACGCCTTTAGTCGAGAGTTGCCAGGTCGGCTTGAGGGGCTGACGGCCGCGCAAATGCAGCCGATTTTTTCTCAAGAAACAGACAAGATAAAGCAAACGCTTGCGGGCGAACTCGAAAAGCACCTCTCATGCTGATCGAGTCTTTCATCCGTGGACTTAATGCAGGCAAGCGACTCACGCCGGTCGAGTGGATGCGTCGGAATGTCGTGGTCCCACACTCTGCCCGAAACACGCGATTCGACCCAGCCACCTCGCCGTGGATGAACGAGCCGATCGCCGAGATCGCCAAGGATACGAACACCGAGATCGTCATCTCCGCGCCGGTCGGCTCCGGCAAGACCACGCTTTTCGAGGCACTCCTCGCATGGATCGTCTCGGAGAACCCCGGCCCGACCCTCGTCACCGGACAGACCGACAAGACCGCCAAGCAGTGGGCCGAGTCCCGACTCGCCCCGATGCTCGAAGCCATCCCATCCGTCTCCAAGCTCTTCCCCAAAGACCGCCACCAGAAGCGCAAAACCGAAATCCTCTTTCCCCACATGCCGCTCTTCATTGGCGGCGCCAACCTCACCAGCCTCCAAGAGAAATCCATCCGCTGGAATATCGGCGATGAAGTCTGGCGGTGGAAAAAAGGCATGCTCGGCGAGTTCCGCCGGCGCACCCACGACCGCTGGAACGCCCGATGCATCCTCGTCTCCCAAGGTGGCGAAGAAGGCGACGACTTCCACGACGCCGAAGACCTCTGCGAAAAGCGAGACTTCGCCTGGCATTGCACCGAGTGCGATGCGTGGACCGTCTGGGATTTCCAGCACATCAAATTCGACCGCCCCACCGACACGAACGGCAACATCCTCTGGGAGCAAGTCGCCAAGAGCGCCCGGCTCGTCTGCCCCCACTGCCAGCACGACCACCCCGACGACCCCCGCATCCGCCGCACCCTCTCCACTTCATCGAAATACCTCGCCACCTCTCCCGGCGCACCCGGCCACATCGCTTTCCACTACGACGCCGCCGCCGTCTGGTGGATCCCTTGGGGAACCCTCGCCGTCGAATGGACAAAAGCCGACCTCGATTTGAAAAGCGGCGACCCCGACACCCTCAAGCAATTCGTGCAAAAGCGAAACGCCCGCCGCTGGGTGGACAAATCCACCGGCCCCTCCGATTCCGAAGTCCTCTCCTGCCGAGGCCAGCACCTGCGCGGCTCCTGCCCCACCGACCCCCTCATCATTACCTTCGGCGCCGACATCGGCCAAGACACCCAACACTGGGCAGCCGTCGCATGGGCCGCCAACGGCACCGCATTCGTCATCGACTACGGCACCGCCACCGGCATCGAAGACCTCGAAGGCATCGCCACCTCCTTGAAATACCAGACCCCATCCGGACTCGAAGCCACCGTCGCCCACGGCATGCTCGATTCCGGCTACAACACCGGCACCGTCTATGGCCTTTGCTGGAAGACCCAAGGCTTTCTCTATCCCGCCAAAGGATCCAACGCCAACATGGGAACCGTCTCCGAATCCATCTTGAAAGACTACCCCGCCTTACCCCTCTACACCGTCAACGAATGGTGGTCGAAAGTCTGGCTCTTCAACGGAAAAATCAAACACCGCTCCGCCCCCTTCCTGTGGTTCCCCAAAGACTCGGACGACACCTTTCTCCGCGCCTTCATGGGCCAGCGACCCGACGACAAAAAAGGCCGACGCGAATGGCGCAAAGTTCCCAACGATCACTTTGCCGACGCCATCCGATTAAATCACGCCATCGTCCACCGCCTCCTCCTCGCTGGAGCGATTACTTTTGAGAAAAACTGATCTGCCTTTGACACGCCCGCCGAGGCGTGGACCAGCACGCGCAAGCCTTCGCAGGATTTAAATCCTACATCCGAGCCCTCGGCAAAACTAAAGCCGAGCTTCTAGCCATGGCCGCCGATCTCGCCAATGGCGTCGAGGATGTCACGATCACCAGCATCTCGGGCGATGGCACCGCCTCCTCTGGTCAGATCGCAATGCTGCCCCGTGAGCTTCGACTCTCCGCAATAATGGAAGTCTACGCCGAGGGCAACGGCGGCCGCCAACTCTGCACGGTCCTCGACCGCTCGTTTTTCACGACCCCCGTTTGACACGGCCCTCGGAGTCAATGGCTCCGAAAATCAAGAAATCAAGTTGGGGCGGTCCGCGCCCCGGTGCCGGCCGACCGCGCAGAGACCCCCAAGCAGCAGCCTTCGAAGGTGCCGAGCACTCCCGCGAGCGCTCCTTGATTGTCATGAATACATTCGAGCCCAAGCGCGAACTCGCGCCACGGACTCGCATGGAGCTCATGCAGCGCGCCCGCTGGCTTTACAACAATTTCGGCACCGCCTCCTATCTCATCGAGCACCTCGCCCAGCGCGCCGTGGGAACCGGCATTGTCCCCAAGGCCCGCACCTCCGACACAGCATGGAACCGCCAAGCCGAGCGCGCCTTCGAAGACCGCGCTTGCGGTGATGCGTGGGCATTCGATGCCAGCGCCCAAGTAAATTTCTACGGCGCGCAATCTCTCATCCTCCGCCAAGTCGCCTGCGACGGCGACTTTTTCGCGCAATTTCTTTCCACCCAAGCAGGCGGCACCCGCGTCCGATTCATCGGCGCCGAGGCGGTCGGATCCACGGCCAACAGCAACGAGCGCGCTTTCGACGGCGTTCTTCTCGACCGCTTCAACGCCCCCGTCAGCTATCGCGTCATTACCGACCGGGCCTCTGGAAAATTTCAAGATGTCCCAGCCGCCGACATGCTGCACTTCCGGCACATCCGCCGGGCAGGATACCCCCGTGGAGTCTCGTGGCTGCATAACGCCATCACCAACTGCCACGACCTCGTCGAATATCTCGCCTACGAAAAAGGATCCGCCAAAGCAGGCGCCCAGATCGGCTTTGTCGTCACCAGCAACGAAGCCCAAAAGATCGGCCTCGGCGCAGGAAAGATCATCAGCGGTCCAAACGGCGAAGAGATCAGCACCGAAGCCCTCTACAACGGCACGCTCATCCCGCGCCTCAAGCCCGGCGAGTCCATCCAATCTTTCAAAAACGAACACCCCGCCGGAGCCTTCGAGCCATTCATCCGCACCATCATGGGCGAGATCGCCCGAGGCATGGGCCTCCCGCCCGAGGCACTCATGATCTTCGTCGGCAGCGCAGGCACCGAATTTCGCGGCCTCCTGGAAGTCGCCCAAAACTTCCTCGAGCGGCTCCAGCAAATGCTGATCGATCAATTTTGCCGACCGCTCTGGAAATTCTGGATCTACCAAGAAATCCAAGCCGGGCGTTTGCCATACCCCGGTGACGATTGGTGGCGTTGCGAATTCGTCGCCCCGCGAAAAATTACCGTGGACAACGGCCGCGACGGCCGCCTCTACGCCCAGCTTCTCGACTCCGGTTACATGAGCTGGGAGCGCTATTGCAACCTGCACGGCCTCGATGCCGAAGCCGAAGAGGACGACATCCTCAGCGCCTACATTCGCCGCAAAGAAAAATGCGAATCCCTCGGACTCAACCTCGGCGATGTCTTCCCCGCCCAAGCCGAAGCTCTCACCCAACCAACCCAACCCACACCATGATCAAATTCTATGCATTGGAAAAATCCAACGACGGCACGGCAACGATTCACCTCTACGATGAAGTCGGTGCTTTTGGCGCAGGGTCAAAAGAGTTCCTCGCCGACCTCGGCAAGCTCGACGGCCAGCACATCCACCTTCGCATCAACTCGCCCGGTGGGTCCGTGGTTGAGGGAACGGCCATTTATAACGCCCTCCGCCGACACAAAGGCGGTCTGACCGTTCACATCGACGCGCTTGCCGCCTCGATGGCCTCGGTCATCGCCATGGCCGGCGCTCCCGTCTACATCGCCGACAACGCGCTCATGATGATCCACAACCCGTGGACCGTCAGTGCAGGCGACTCGGACCAGCTCCGCCGCGAAGCCGATCTCCTCGACAAACTCAAAGACTCACTCCGTAACGCGTATGTCCGCAAGACCGGCATGGAGGCTGACCGCATCGCCCAAATGATGGACGAAGAAACCTGGCTCGACGCCGTCGAAGCCGTGGCCCTCGGATTCGCCGATGCCATCGAGGAAGGCGTGGCTGCCGCAGCCACTGCGACCCCCGCCCAACTCCGCGCCCGATTTGACACCTTCGCCAAAGCAAAATCTATGCAGAGCCAAGCCGAAACCCAACCCGTCGCCGAGCCCGAGGTCGAAATCCTCGACAGCGTCGTGAGCGAAAACGCTCCCGAAATCGTCGAAGCCCCAGCCGCTGAGCCCGCCGTCGAGCCCGTCCTCGAAGCCGAGCCCACCCCCGAGCCCGAAGTCATCGAGCCGATCGAAAGCCCCGTCGCCAAAATCGCCGCCGCCGACCAGATCCTCGCCAAATACAACGCCGCCCTCGCCGAGCGCGACGGCGCCCTCGCCGAAGCCCGCAGCTACAAAGCTCAGCTCGACACCGAGCGCGAAGCCCTGCAACGCCTCGAGCGCAGCCTCGGCCTCTCCGCCGCCCGCGTCGTGCCGGTCATCGACAACGCCAGCCCCGAAGCCTCCGACCCCGTCGCCGAATACATCGCCGCCGTGGAAGCCGGAGACCGCAAAACCGCTTCGGCCCTCTTCGAGAAACACAAAGCCGCCATCTGGCAGCACCGTTCCAAAATTTCCAAGGCATAAGGCCAAGGAGAAACCAACCAAACCACCACCACCAAAATGCCCAATACAATCGATTCAGCCCTGGTTGCGGACTCCATCGCCGCCCAGACAAAAACCGTCCTCAGCAAGCGCCTCTCCGCGCTCAACCTCTTCGCCTCCGACTTCAGCTCGGATGTTAAGAAACCAAAGGACACCATCCATGTGCCAATCGCTTCTGCGACTGCCAGCACTTCGGTGAACCCCACCACCTTCAACTCGATCGGCGGCACCACGCTCGGCAAAGCCAGCGTCGTCCTCGACCACATCTACCAGCCCTTCGGCCTCGCTTACAGCGACCTCCAAAGCGCCCACCGCCTCGAGCGCCTCATCCAGATCAATGTTGACGCGATCGCCGACAAGATTTGGACCCTCGCCACAGCGCCCGTGACCGTTGCCAACTTCGGCGCGGCTGTCGTGGAATCCGCTGAGAGCGCGATCACCGCGACCTCCGGCGACCTTCCCAAGCTCTGGGCAGGCGTCCACAAGAGCGTCCGCAAAGGCCTCGTCGTTTCGCCCGTCATCTACTCGAACCTCATCCCGACCTCGACCACCGCGCTCAACCTCGGTGACGGCGCTTACGGCTTCGAGAACGGCGTCCACTACGCCACTGCGTTCGGCGGACAAGCAGGCCTCAAGGGCTTCGCATGCTCCCCCGAGGCGCTCGTCATGGCCGCAGGCGTTCCCGCTCTTGCGGACAACGACTACCTCGTCAGCGACAGCGTCACGCTCGACCAGATCGGCCTGACCGTCTCTTACAATGTGTATTCGGACAAGAGCACCCGCTCGCTCATCGCATCGCTTGAAGTGATGTTCGGAGCCGCTCAAGGTCTCGTGGACGGCACGATGGCACTCATCATCCCAGACTAATCCCGCAAAGCGCCCGCACCGCGCTCCTCGCCCGCAAAAGCCCTCGGCAGTCTCACTCCTGCCGGGGGCTTTTCTTTTGACACGCGCCTAGTGGCGTGTCGCCCACCGCTCGCAACGCCCTCGCCATCCGCTCCGCCGCCGTTGGCAATGCACTCCACGGAATACTTGTGAAATTTCGCGGGCAGGAGATTCGCGTTTGCTTGGCCACCACGGCCATCGGCCTAGACCTCGACACCGGGGGATTGAAGCAGGGCGGCGAGTTCAGATGCCGTTTTCTTGTTTCTGACCTTCAGAGCCCTCCGCGCCGTGGAGAGTCCGTCCTCCACAACGGGCGAACCTACCTCGTCACAGAAATCACCCAGCAGACCAACATCACCGGCGAGCATGTCGTCACGCTCACGCCCGGCTCCGCGCAATGACTCTCGACACCCAAAACGCCATCGTCGCCTACCTTCGCGCCCTGCCCGCCATGGAAGGGCTCACGATCCACGGCAGCACAGACGACAAAGAAATCCCCGGCGACCTGCCCGTCATCGTCGTCTCGTGCGACAACGCCGAAAGCCCTGTCGCCAAGCTCTACCGAGCCACGGTCCAGATCACTCTCTCCACGCCTGTGCTCCTCGAGGACGCGCTGGAAACCCACCGCGCCCTCACCACGGCACTCCGCACCGCCGCCAATCTCTCTGCCGTTTCCACCTTCTTCCCTCCTAGCCTCGTTTTCAGCGGTCGCCACCTCACCACCTGGAGCGAATCCCGCGAGGATGAGCGCCTCGTCACCACGGCTGAACTCGTCGTCGGTGTGCGGGAAATTTGACAACCCAGCAAAATCAAATGCCTGAACTTGAATCCAAACTCCGCGACTTGATTGACGAGGCCAACGCCGCCGGGGCATTTGCCAGCGTCGGCAGCGTGCCGGTCGAAGACGGCACAAAGCTGGAATTTTACTTCACCCTGCGCGTTCCCTCCGCGCCACAACCCAACGAATAACCCATGGCTTTTGCAACCATCGATCTTTTTGGCGTCACTGACCCAGCCTCCGGCTTTGTGCAGGAAACGACCCAAACAGAAACCGCCGAAATCGCCTCCGTGCGCGACACGACCGGAGTCACCAAGCTCGCCGTGCTGAAAGGCGTTCTCACCACAGAGACCGTGATCAAAGGCAAAGGCACCTACGCGCCCGCCGTTACTGCCAATAACAATGTCACCGGCACGGCTGTCATCACTTCCGCCAAAGTCTCTGAGTCCGCCGAGGATTTCCCCGACTACGAGATCACCTACCAACAATTTGCCTCGAACTAACCTATGGCCGCTCCAACCGCAATCGGAATTTCCCTCATATCCACGACTACTGCGCAAAGCGTTGAAGTCACATCGCAAGGCGAAGTTGCCATCCTTGTGACCAAGGACGGCAATTTTTCCAAGGCCGCTGTCTACGACCCCAAGTTCACCTTTACCGTTTCCGGCAAAGGGGCGGTCTGCCCAGCAACAATCAATGCCGCAGGCACAGGCAAACCAAACGGCGTCACTGGCAAAGTGATCATCAACTCGATCAAAAATCAGACGAACAACGACGATTGGGAAAGCTGGGAATACTCCGGCGAAGGCTTCCCAAGCGCCACCTAACCGCGCCACCGCGCCCGCTCGCAGACCGGCCGTCTGCCCACCGATCCCATTATGTTAAAATCAGGCGACAGCTACCATTACCTCACCGAGACTTCCCTCGGTGAGACCACCAAAGACGGACGCGTCCGTTACGGCAACAACCCCCTCAACGCATCGAACACCCGGCTCATCGCCGACGCTCTCACCAGCGGCTTTCGATTAGTCGAAGGCGGCGGATTCCGCGATACGGTCGAACAGACAGAAAAAGGCCCGCTCCGCAAAGTCGAGTGGTTCATCGACGGATCCAGTAAGGGGCTTTTCGTCACCGCTGAATGCCGGGAAGAAATCGACTTCACCGAATTCCAGCGCCGCTACAACTCGGAGCAGTGGTGCCTCGAGCACTCGCACCACCCGATTTCTTTCATGCGCTGGTCCGCCCGTCACCTCTCCGAACTGCGCGACAAAATCCGCGAACTCACCCCTGCTGCCGTCCTCCGTCGCGGCAACCGCATGGTCACCGTCCCCGCCGACATTCCCCAGGACAAAAAAGACAAACTCCTCTCCTACCTCAAATGACCGATCCAAAATCCGACTACATGTTTCTTGACCCCGACATCCTCGAGGTCGCCGGGCTCCGCCTCCGGCCGTTCTCCATCGGGACCTTCAACCTCATCCAGCGCCTCGGCATTAAACTCGAAGGCAACCAGACCGATGCCGAGCAAATGCGAAACCTCGCCGCTCTGGCGTGGATTCAAAGTGCGCCAATTTCCGAAGTCCTTAAATCCGTCCACAGCGGCAAGGCCGACGAAGCGATCGACGCTTTCATGTTCTCGATCGACCTCTCGCGTGTCGGCGAACTTTCTGACGAACTCAACCGAATCGGCGAGCAAGTCGCCAAGGCGTCATTCGGCGTTGAGCCAAAGCCCGGAGATAAAGAGGAATCCACCCCCCCAAACTAATTGAGCCAGGGCAGACCGCCTCGATGGTCTTCACCCTGGCCCGCGAAACCGGATGGTCCGAACACTACATACTTTGGCAACTCCCGCTGCACCGCGCCCTAGCCTACCAGCACGCCGCGCTCCGCTCCCACGGCGTCTGGACCGTCACCCCCTCCGCGCCTGCCGAGCACGACCTCGCCGCGATTTTGACTCAGTTGCCAACTTATGACGACGAGGACTGAAATGCCTGCTCCCACTGTAAAAATCGACGACGCCAAAATGCTTCGAAAAATGAAGCAATACGAAAAGATCGTTGGCAAAGAGGTCAAACAACTCGTCCACAATGCCGGCCGCCTTTGTTGCTTGGAGCTTGCCAAAAGCACCGCACCAAAAGGCGCAGGGGTAGCCGCCAAAAAACAAGGAGAGAAAAAGATCACAAAAAACATTCGTGGCATTTTTACCATCGTGAATCAGAAATGGTGGAAAGAAGTCACCAGTGGACGAGCATTTAGCAGCGGTGGGGCGGCTCTGCATGAGAAGAGCGGGATAGTCTGGGCGCTTGATTCGCAAGACACCATCGACAGCGTTGATTCCGCCAAGTCATTTCACAAATCGCAGCGAGGATCCGACGGCCAAGCAAAACACTTGGGGATGTTGGACCGCGCCATCGTGCGGCAAGCCGTCTATAGAAAATTCCTCAAAGAGACATTAGCAAGAGTCGGCATTTCCAAAGCGGGGTGGGGTATTGCTGCCGCCGCGTGCAAGGCTGATGCCCGCCAACCCGTTCGAGGAATTCCCGCATGGGTTCGCCGAAACATGGGCCGAGCTAAAGGATCCATCAACGATCGCCGGGCCGCCGGATTCTCCTGGCAAATCAAACTTAGCAATAAAGTCCGATACGCCCGCGAAACCCTTTCCACCAACGGCCAATCCTTCGCCGTCAACCTCGCCCGCCGGAAATTTTTTTCCATGATGAACTACGCCATTCGTGCGCAAAAGGCCAAGGAAGCCGGACTTAAACAATAATATGGCAGATGTAACAGTCACACTAGGGGCCAAAGACACCGGCCTGCAAAACGCCATCAAAAAAGCAAACAGCTCCGTCGCCGCCATGAAACCCGCCATGGTCGGCGTCGCCGCCGCCGGTGCCGCCGCGTTTGCCGCTCTCGGCGTGGCCGCCGCAGGCGTCAAAGCCGCTCTCGACATGGGCGGCGTCCTCTCCGATGTCGCCGGTCAGACCGGGATGACAGCGGGGAAAGTCATGCTCCTGCGCACCGCCTTTGACCAAGCAGGCATCGGCGCGGATCAAGTCGGCGGCACGATCAATAAAATGCAGCGAGCGATTGCCGAGGCAACCACAGGCAGCGGCCCCGCCGCCGAGGCTCTGCAAAAGCTCGGCCTCTCAGCAGCCGATCTTTCCGCCCAATCCCCCGACCAAGCCTTCAACGCCATCGGCGCGGCCCTCTCCGGCATTGCCAACCCCACCGAGCGCGCCGCCGCCGCCATGGACATCTTTGGAAAAAGCGGCGGAAAGCTCCTCACCCTTTTCGGCGATTCGGGCGCACTCGCCACAGCAGGCGACACGCTCGGCGCGCAGGCGTCGATCATGGATAAGAACGCCAGCGTTTTTGACCGCACCTCCGATCTCATCAATGCGTCGTCGAATAAACTCCAAGGCGTCTTTGTCGGCATGGCCGAATCGATCGCCCCGGCCATCCTGCCGCTCCTCGAGCAATTCAATAAGATGGATTTCACCGCGCTCGGGCAGCAGATCGGCAGTGCCGCCTCGATGTTCATCCAAGCGATGACCGACGGATCGATTTGGAGTATCATCGGCGACAGCATCAAGATTTCCCTGGGCAACGCCGCCAACTTCCTTTTCCGCTCCCTCTCAGGAGTGATCACCGCTATCGCCCGCCTGATCCCCGAGATTGTGCAAAATGCCGTGAGTTTCTTCAGCCTCGTTACCAAGGCGGATTTTTGGAAGGGCATGTTGCAAGCACTCCTCGGAGCCGCCCAAGCATTTGGCGCAAAACTTCTCGGCATCATCGCCCAAGCCCTCGGCCTTTTTGCAAGAATACCCGGCCTCGCAGGAATGCTCGAAGGCCCGATGGAGGCCGTGCAGAACGCCAGCAACTCACTTCAAGGGTCCGCCGATCAAAACCTCGCGGAAGGTGGCGATGCGCTCACGCCGTTTTTCAACCAAGCCCGCGAGCGAATCAATGCCTCTCTCGCCGCCGCTGGCCAAGGATTCATGGAAGGCTTCGATGGCGCGGGCGATATGTTTGACCTTTCGGGGGTGCAGTCTAATCTTGACGGCACCTTTGACCGCTTGGGCAACACCGTCGAATCTCTCAAAACCCAAGCCCAAGCCGCCCTCCCTGCTCCAAATGCCGGCGGCCTCGCATCCGCTTTCGGGGCGATGGAAGAAAAATCCGGCGCAGATGGCAAAGCCACCAACCAGCCACTCTTCGCCAGCTCCCTCGCCAAGATCGGCGGCGGGGGTGGCATCGCGGGCGGTCCTGCCGCGCTGCTCGACGAAAACCGCCGCCAGACAAACTTCCTCCGCCAGATCGCCCAGCGCCTCGGAAATCTCAACCCCACCCCACTCCTCGCCTAATCCGTTATGTCCGTCGAAACCCGCCGCGAAAAGACCGTCAACAACCGCAACCGGGGCGTCACCACCGTTACGATGGAAATGGTCGGAGCTACCGCGATAGACGCCATCCAAAAGCCTAGCGGATCCACGATTCGCAATGTCCGCCGCTCGATCGCCGATGGCCGCGCCGTCCTCACCTACGACGAGGTCGATGACACGGTTGGCGATACATATTCCGTCAGCGGCACCGCCAGCCAAGAGCCCCTCGCCACGCATCCGTTTTTTCAAGAGGACGGCAAGTGGGCCGTCACGGAAGCCGAGTGGAAGAAGTGGGACAAATGGCAAAAGGAAGGCACGGACATCGCCACGCTCACCCTCACTTCCGAAGGCGTAGGATTTCAGAAATTCATTAAACTCTATCTCGCCGGATTCACCGACTACCTCCAGCCTCGCGTCTCCATCCGTGTGACCGACGCGAATACCGAAGAGCCGGACCTCTCCGAACTTGGCAAAATCGCCAGCCCGCCCAAAGCCCCCACGCTCCCCGATGGAGCAAACTGGCTCATGACCGGGTGCGACGCCAGCGAAGACGCCGACAGGAATTGGGAAGTCACCCGCGAATACATGTCGAGCGGCCCCGGCGGCTGGAATGCCGACATCTACGGCGACAGCAGTCCCTAATGCAATACCCCAGTTTTCAAAAGCGAGCCCCCCTTTCCGCCGCCGATCTGAACCTGGCGATGGACGCCCTCAAGCGCGCCCGCGTGCTCCCAGGCGTCGGCATCAAACTCACCGAGACCCTCAACGGCACCGTCGTCTCCCTCAAGCCCCCGCGAGCCGCTGGCGGGGGGAGTTCCGTAGATCGCCACCCTTGGCAGATCCACAACATGACGGGAGTGGGGGAACCTAACGCCCAAGGCGATTACAACTCCTACGAATTTCAAGTCTGGCCAGGAACGATCAACGGGCTGATCCCATCAAATTTATTCGACGGCGGGAAATTAAGGAAATTCACAGGCGATGCGACATTAAAGAATGTCCTTCTGAAATGCACTAGCAACGGCAAAGAACTCAATGCCTGCACCATCGAGGTCAGTGCATCCCTCCCCACGCCGGGTGCCGCCGTGAAATACGGCGTCCCATCAAATCTCAACATCGTCCTCGGCGCGGTCGTGAAAGACGCGGCGTTTCAAGTTGAGTTCGATAACCTCTCCGCCACCCCGGAAATGGTTTACATCAAAGAAAAAGCCTCCGTGGCGGCAGGCGAGTATCCTTACGAAGTTTATCTAAATTGGATTTACCACAGCTACCAAGGCACGGGCGGAGGCGGCGGCGGAGGCGGCGGTGGCGGCGGAGGATACTAATGATCGCCTACACAATCACCGCTCCGTTGGCGAATGGGACGAGCTATCAGCGCACGGAGTCTGGCAGCGGTGAAGATATTTCCATCGGGAGTTGGGATCAAACCGAAGGATATACATATCGAAAGAATTTTGTTTCAGGCGCAAATACATACAATATAGGCGCGAACGGGGGAGAAACGCACAAAAATAACAATCAAAACTCTAGGAGCGAAATTTATCCTTATCCAGTGTTTGGCGGCGGATTTGTTGATCGCGAAGTAACCCAAGTCGCCAATAATAGCGGTCAAGTCATATATCAACCTAATGGAAATTATGTGCGAAATGGGGGTAATACATTTTCTCGCGGCGGTTACATAGATCACCCAGAATCTGTAACTCAATATGATGGCAGTGGAAACAACAGTGAAATTGGCCATGTAATGGCTTTTTTAACTGCCGCGCCAGAAGGTGGCGGGGCAGGTTCTCCGATACAAGGAGGCAACGGAACTAATACATACTCCCAAGCCCGATACTTCAACACCATCGCGCTCCAAACCACCACAAAAACCACCGTCACAAACAACTACAAAATCACCACGACGACTCAGGAGAAACTAGCAAAAGTCGGCACAACGACCACTCAAAGCATTGGAACTTCTGTTGTTACCCTGCCGACCACGACGAATGCAAAATCGTGGACGGAAAACACCACGACAACTACCACCGCGACCGAAGACGCCACGGCGGTCACGACGAGCATGGGAATTGACTCGTATTGGAAAAAAACCGCGCACACGGTTTATGTTTTAGGAAAAGGCGAGGCGACCGCGTTTCTGAAATCCAATGCGGCACTCAACGCCACCAACGGCGGGCCGACTGATGCCGCCGCCTACGATACCTACAGCGGGCCAACGACTTTTACCATCACCCGCGCCGCAGGCACTACGAGCCAGAAGCCCGTAGTCGCCGACACCGCGACAGATACTGGTTTCGAGGCGGGCGAAAGCTCGCAAAAAACCGTGACAAATCGTTGGATCGTCGCCGCCAATAGCACAGGCATTTATTATTATCCCGGCTCTCCTCATCACTTTCCGTTATCTTCCACAAACATAACGATCCAAACAGGAGTTACAGAAGCCAGCGCAACTTATGAAGGATACAATGGCGGCTCAGGGCAATGGGGAGCAAATGCCAAGACAACGACCTGCTCGGCTTGGGGTCAAACCTCGGTGACATACAATCTCGCGGGCGTGTCTTACACAGAGAGCATTCCGACTTTCACCGAAGCAACCTACGCCCAGCCAATCGTCAGGTCGGGTTCAGGGTCTTATAAAAATGACGGGCCAACACTGGATGAAGATGGAAACGAAGTTACAGGGATAACATTTTCTGGAGGAGGAAAAAACGGCTTCGGCGAGCAAGCCAACTATTTCGTCAATTTCCAAAACCAAGGCAGGCAAAACAACGGCGGCGGTGCAAATGCTTTCTACGGCCTCGCCTACGCATGGGGGACTCTCGGCGGAACCACGGCAGAGCCTTACCAATCCATCAGCGTGGATGGCATCTCCTCCAGCGAGTCGGTCACATGGCCGTTCGTCTCCATCTCCGCAGGGGTGCAGACGCCAAAACCCTTTGTCACGGTGTCCCAAATCCCGTCAACAAGCGAAACATCCAGCACGGCGGCGACAAAGACCGAAATTACTAAACGCCGGATTTGGGGCGAGGAGTTTTTTAAAATGACCTCTAGCCAAAATTCCTCCACAGGAACTTCCGGCTCTACGATCACGCCAATCCAAGCAGGCGGGGCCGCGATCACATCGTTTCAACTAGGAGGCGCAAGGGGTTTCCCAATCAATCAACTCGCAGGCGGATGGATTCCCGCGCCCGCTATGTTCGTCGTCGGCGGCATCGCGCAAACCAACGACAGCACCGCGATCATCCCTCCGGGCGAATATGCCAACTCCACAATCACCGCGCCACAAACTTTTTCCGGCTCCTCTATAGCGAACACCTACTTTTTACCAAAAGCCGCAGTCACCTACATATGCTCGCCATCGTAGTCGCCGCGACAAAGACCTACCTCCACGCCTTCCCGCAATGCGTCCGAGCCATTGCCGCCGCCTCCGCGCACCATGCCGAGGCGCATTTTATTTTTGTGACGGACGAATCAAAGGACGCCAAACGCGCCGAAGAAGCCCTGCAATCCGAACTCCCCGAAGGCTGGCGGCTCACCGTCCTGCGCCTTGCCTTAGGTGACGATACCTCCACCCGCTACAAAGAAGAAGCGCAACTCCGAATCGCCCGCCTGCAAGGATCAGGCTTTGCGATGGCACGGAAAATCCGCGCCTCTCGATGCTGGGTAGTCGAAAGCGACACTATCGTCAGCGGCGATGCCCTGCGCGTCCTCGAATGGACTCTCGCCATGCCCACGGCGGACGGCTCGCCACACTACGACATCGCCGCCGCCACCTACCCGAACGGGCTTTTCCTCGGCGGTTTCGGATCGCCACAGCACCAGATCGCCGAGGATTTCCTCCCGTCCGAAAAGAAACTCCCGCCTCGGCTCAAACTCTGCCTCGACACCTGCGAGTCCCGCCTCAAGTCCTGCAAAACTCAGGCGACTGCCGAGCGCGAACATAAGCGCATGGGGCGTCTCCGCGAGCGAATTAAGAACTGCCCGCCCGATGGCAATGTCTTTGAAGTCACAGCCAAACACGGCTGGCGGCGGCGCGGTTGGATGGATTTCGCGTATCCTGCTATTGGGCGCGGAGCCATCGTGCCGTCCGATTGGTGCGGCTTGGGTTGCACTCTCCTCTCGGCCCGCGCCCTAGCCCATGCTGATTTCACAGGCTACGAAGGCAAAGGCACTCAAGACCTCTTCCTCTGCTGGTCTAGGTGGTATCCGGCGGGACTCAAGATCGCCTGCGTTCCTCACATTGTGTGCGACCACATCAAACGCAAATCTGCCGACGCTCCGAAGGACGCCCCCGAAATCATCCACCACCGAGCCTACCACGAAACCGAGGGCGAATGTCGTGGACACCTCCGCGTCCGCACTCAACCTTTTGTAGCTGTCTAATGTTACTCGTCGTTCCAGTTTCGATTTTTGACCGACAGATTATGATGGCTTTCACTTCTGCCGTTCAAGCACACGGGCAATGCAAAAAGCACCGACTGCTAGTGGTAGCCTCACCGCAGGCAAACATTTATGCGCTCCGCCTATCCGTTGAAATTGGCGGGCTTTTTGAATCCTGCGACACGCACATCTTTGATGAAAACGGGCCGGAAGGCTGGCCGTGCGGGCCGAATTATTACTTCTCGCAAACCGTCAAACACCTGGAGGAAAGCAACAACCCGCTCCCGTGGTTGTGGTGCGAACTGGACTCCACGCCGATGCGAGCGAACTGGCTCGACATCATCGAGGCGGAATATGTTGCCGCCGCCATGCCGTGCCTTGGCATCAAAGCGACTTGCGATAGACGCTCTGGGAAGTATGTCGTGCAACAAAACTATGTCGTCGGCGTTGCCGTTTACCCCCCAAAGTTTTCACAGTATTTCCGCGACTATATGCACTTCCCTCCCGACACGGCATTCGATCTGTATTTAGGCGCACATTTGCACGATCTGGCGGCACAGAGCCAAACGATCCAACACTGTTACCGAACCAAGAACTACCAAGACACAGGGGACGGAGTTTTTCAGGGATGCCACGGGCCGGACTACAAGAACAAGCCCATGAATGATCCCGTAAATCCCGAAACGGCGTTGTTGCATGGATGCGACGATGGCTCTCTGGCTCGTCTAATCGCTCCAAAGCGACCAAAACCAAAAGAATTAGACACAGTGCTACTATTTCTAGCCGTTCCGCGATGTGGAACGACCTACACGCGAGAGGCATTAAGGCTTATTTTGCGAGATCGCGCCAACCGTCTCGGTCAACCGTGGGCTGTTTTAGAATTTGGAGCCAGCAGAGACCCTGAGATCGAAGCCTATGTTTTGGGCATGAGGCAAATCCCTCGACAGCCGCTCTCCATGCTTTTCAAAATGAATCACCCCGGCCTTTTGTTTGCTTGTGCCACATCAGAAGCCTACCGCAACAGAAACAATATCCCCGTTGTCGATCAAATCGCCCAGCACTCTCCCAAGCCTCTGGAATGCTTTACTTTTATTCGACCGCCCGTGGATCGAATCGAGTCGTCGTCTGCATATAATCAATCCGAGCAGATTAGCGAAAACTGGATGACCAAGTATTTATACGCCTGCTTTTATCCCGAGGAGCAATGGCCCGCTCCGACACCTATTAAAGCTAAGTTTCGGGCTTTGGAAGGCTTAATCGAATCCGACAAGCTAAAGGTTTTTCGCTTTCCGTTTTTTAACGAAGCCCTCTCGAAAATTTCCGCTTCAAAACTTCCGCTTCATTTTGGCGAAATTTCACACAGAGAGCGGTTGTTCAATCGCCGCCCAGCATTTCACGCAGCCTTTGATTCGGAAAAAATAAAATCAGGGAATGAGGTCGATTTGAAACTTTATCAATTAAGTCAGCCCTCCGAGCCGCTCCAGTAAACGCTCGGAAGCCCGCCCGATTTGACACCCGCCGCTGGTCAGCGGCATGAAACTCTTCCTCGACACCAAAGCCCGGCGATTCATCAAGTCCGCCGCGAGCAATGTCGCGCTCCAGACGCTCGTCCTAAAACGCCGCGACCAAGTCCCCATCGAGGTCGTCTTCGTCGAGAACGGCGTCGCCATCGACCCCGTGGCAGGCACACAGACCACCGTCGCGCTCAAGACCTCTTTTTCCGACGCCAACTTTCTCGCTCTGGCGGCCCACGGCCAAACCATCCTCGATCTCAATACCCAGCCGGTCGAGGCCGCATTCTCCTCCGATCCTGCCAGCATCAGCGCCTATCTCGAGATCCGCTGGTCAGCACCGAGCCAGGCATTGCGCACCGCCACGCTCCAAGTCGAAGTTCAAAACTCCGTCATCCTAGGCGACGAAGGAACGCCAGCCGCCATCCCCGACGGCAAGGCCACGCAAGCCGAAGCCACCGCAGGCACCGATAACACCAAGTGGATGACCCCCCTGCGGACCGCGCAGGCCATCGCCGAACTCGCCCCACCGCCCACTTGGGACAGCGTCCTTAACAAGCCCGCCACCTTCCCGGCGACCGCTCACACGCACACCGCCAGCCAGATCACCGACTTCGCCAGCGCCGTCGTCGCCGTCTCCCCGCCCGTCGATTGGTCATCGCTCACCGGCAAGCCCGCTACCTTCGCACCTTCCGCCCACACGCACCTCAAGAGCGAGATCACCGGCCTCGATGCCGACCTCGCCGCCCTTGCCACCGAAGACACCGCCCTCGGCCAGAGGATCGACCTCCTCGCCAGCAACCTCGGCACCGAGTCCCTTGACTCCATCGCCGAAGCAGCCGCCGCGATCAACACCCTCCAGTCCGAAATCGACGGCAAAGCCACCGCCGCCCAAGGCGCCAAGGCCGACACCGCGCTCCAACCCGAGCCAGTAGACTACCAAGGAGCCTACAACAACGGAGCCGACTACTCCCCCGGCCAAGTCGTCAGCTACAACGGCGAACTCTACATCCGCATCGGAGAGCCGAACCCCGGATATCCACCGCCAGGCAGCTACTGGGCCGCCTTCGATCCCTCCGCCTCCCCCGCATTCAAGCTCTGGGTCGAGCTTTCCAAGGCCGACACGGTCCACACCCACGCCGCCGAAGAGATCACCGGCCTTTCGTCCTACATCATCGCCAGCGCCCCTGGCCTCTCGATCAACACCACCGTCCGCATCGGCGACGGCACCAGCGTCACCTTCCCAATCGACGGACTCGTCAGCAGCGATCCCGAGCATGTCCTCGTCGCCCTCAACGGCGTCACACAAACCCCCACCACCGACTACACGGTCAGCGAAGCCACCGGCACGATCACCTTCGACTCCGCTCCAAGCGCCGGGATGCAGATCAGCTGCACCGCCCTCGGCCTCCGCACCGTCCAGCCCCCGCTCGATCCGACCCTCTACCTTTACGCCTTCGATCAAAGCCTCGACGGCCTCACGACCTACAGCGGACGACTCCTCAATGCCGACCGCCCCGCCGCGCCAGCCCTCCCCGAGACCGCCACAAGCTGGACCGTCAAGCGCAGCACCCTCAACGCCGCCGGCCAAATCCTCGCCACCGCCTCCGCCACCGGCTCGTGGGCTAACCGGGAGACTCTTGCATTCGCATGACAACAATCACCGAAAGCAACCTCACACAGACGCTCGACCTTTCCGCGTTTGACCTAACCCTGCCAGGCATCGTCGTCGAGTATCCCACGCGCTCAAATTTCCCGAGCGTCGGAAAATCCGACCGCCTGTATATGGCGATGGACGAGGGGATGCCCTACCGCTGGAGCCCGTCCGCAGCCGCCTACGCCTTGATGATCCCGGTCATCGACGCGGGCAATTTTTGACAACTCACCCACCCACGAACAGCCCAACCAACCACCACCAACCTAAAAAAATCAAATGCCGAACCCTATCATCAAACTAAAAAGAGGCAGTGGCCAGCCCGTAAATCTGCAGGGCTCTGAGCCAGCCTTCGACACCCTAAACAAGGTTTTATACATCGGAACCTCCGAAGGCGTTTTGCCTATCGGCGGTGAAGGCGTCTTCGCCAAAAAGACCTTCGTCAGCGACGCGGTCCAAGCCGAAGCCGACCTGCGGAGCGCAGCGGATTCGACGCTCACCTCGAACCTCAACGCCGAAATCTCCCGCGCCCAAGGTGCCGAAAGCGACCTCGCTGACGATATCTCCGCCGAGGAGACAGCGCGCATCGCGGCAGTTTCCGCCGAGCAATCCGCTCGCGAAGCAGCCGACCTCGTTCTCGACGGCAAAATCTCGACAGAGAAAGGCCGCATCGACGCAATTCTTTCTGCATCAAGCGCTGATGCCGATAATTTCAAAGAAATCGTCGACCTCATCAACAGCGTCGACCTCACCAACGACAACGCCCTGGCAGCCGCCATCCTCTCTATCAACGACGACATCGCCGCCGAAGAGACCGCACGCATCGCTGGCGACTCCGGTCTTCAGACCTCGATCAATGGCGTCTCGAGCGACCTCAGCGCGCTGACGACACGAGTCACCGCAGCCGAGGCCGACATCGTTTCGGAAGAGTCCGCCCGCATCGCCGCAGTCTCCGCCGAGGCCGCTTCCCGCGCATCGGATGTGTCCGGACTCGAGTCCGACATCGCCGCAGTCCAGACCAATCTGGATTCGGAAAGCTCGACTCGTTCGACAGCCGATACCTCGTTGTCCAACAGAATCACGACCTTGGAGAACGCCAGCGCGGACA